GGACAAGTAAGATGCACGGTAAATTCGAGATTTATGTGGACCGCGCGGGCAAGTGGCGATACCGGCTCAAGGCAAGTAATGGTCAGGTGGTGGCCAACGGCGATGCATACGATGACAAGGATCTGGCACGCGCGGCATGCGAGAATGTTATGTCCGCTGCCGGCGGGGCAAAGATTGAGGTTGTGGGAGCATGATGGGTGACGAACAGCCCAGTCACCTGAGAATTGCATATGCAATGCTAGATGAGTATGCGCGTGCCAGCAAGAAGTTTCCACCATTCAACAGTGCGCACGAGGGATATGCGGTCATCCTTGAGGAGTTGGAAGAGGCTTGGGATGAGATCAAGGGCAACAATCCTGAGAGGGCCATTGAGGAGATCATCCAGGCAGGTGCAATGTGCATTCGCTTTGTGTATGACTTGGGGAAAACATGAAGCTGTACCTTGCCGGCCCGATGACTGGAATTGAAGGCCACAATTTTCCAGCATTCTTTCAGGCTGCGAGAGAATTGCAGGCAGCTGGGCATACGGCAATCAACACTGCTGATTTCGGCAAGGGTGACGCAGATTGGTCGGAATATATGAAGCGAGATATTCCGCTTATGATGAGTTGCCAAGGAGTCGCCACATTGGATGGGTGGACCAATAGCAAGGGCGCGCAATTGGAAGTACACATAGCAAAAGAGTTGGGTATGCGAGTAGACACCGTTAGTTATTGGGTTAGGGCGGTGGCGTGATGAATGTATGGTGGAAGCCACGTATTTCAAGGGAAGCTACAAGCGACTACCTGGCGAGAGCATTGGTCGAGCTAGGCGCATACCCAGTCGCACAAAAGGCGCGCTGGAAACACTATGACGACTACTTCTGTCCTGAGAGCATTGATGATGGAATGAATATGCAACGTCTGGTCCGCGATATTGCGGACTGGGCATACCAGCAGCCCGATGATGTCAAGACTAGGCGCTGGGCCGGGATGTTGATTGAGGCCGTGAAGAATGGAGAGTTTGACGGCACCACAGAGGAGGCATTGGCATGGCAGCAATCCCCACAAGGCAAAGCCATTATCAATGAACTGATGGGCGATGTATTGAAGAGGCAGAGGCGACAATGACGCGAATTGAATTGATTCCATCTCAGCACAGGGTGCTCAACAGGCACATTGTTCATGACCCGCGCAGTTGGGAGCACCAGGTGCGGCGCGGTGTCACTGCCATCCCGACTACCGGTGTGCACCATATGCGACATGCGCCTGTGTGGGACCAAGGTGAAGTGGGTTGCTGTACGTGTGACGCAATGCTCGGGATGCTGATGACAGGCCCGTTTATGGCCGAGCGCAAGAAGTTGAACAAGCCGCAATTCGACTTCACACAGAAGGATTGCCTGGACTTGTACCGCGTGGAAACGCGACTGGACAATCGAGAGATACCCGGCAGTTGGGAGCCAGACGACACAGGCTCCAGCTTCCTGTATGCGGCCACTGCGGCAAAGAAAATGAAGTTGGTGAACAGATATGTCTGGGCGTTCACTGTGGCACAGGCCCTCACCCTATTGTTGGAACGGCCACTCAACATGGGCACATACTGGTATGAAGATATGATGGAGCCCAATATCAAACTTGGCCTACGCGCGCGGGGTGATATGGTGGGCGGACACGAGTATGTCATTGATGAGTGGGACCCCAAGAAGCAGCGAGTGTGGATGCAGAATTCCTGGACAGACAGCTGGGGCATCCACGGGAGAATGTGGATGTCACTCGGCACATTCGGCACGCTCCTGAAAAGGGATGGCGACATAGGGACGGTGTACCTGTAATGGCCGACTCACCAATGGCAATGCCACCACCAGAAGCAGAGCGAGTGGTGTCCGAATGCGGAAAGCGGTTGATGGCATACCGCAGCGAATGCCAGGAAAACATCGAAATGCACAAGCATATGGCTGAGTTCTGGTCTCGCGAGCATGACATTGTGACTCACTTTATGGTCAGCGATTTTTTTGGTGACGTCAAGCCGGTGGCTCCAGACGAGCAGCCACGCGCCAGCAACCCCAAGCCGCCATGGTGAGCGAGGAGGACAAGCGATTCTATGTTGCAAAGTTAATGCGCAAGCTGGTTGACGACATTGATGATGCTATTTTGGTGTCATATGAGATGGAAGTCGAGTATGAGACGGTTACACATAAGGTGACGGTGAAGGTGAAGCGGTAGCGAGAGGGATGACATGCCCAGGAGAATGCCTAAGCGAAAGCACCAATGGGTAAGGGATGGCGCAGTGACGACATGTTTGTTCTGCTCGGCGGTATACCGGCCGGACGGACACGACTCAAAGCGCACCAGCGAGTGCCGTGGCGGTAAGGCACGCAGGCGATGAGCTACCATTGGTGTAATTGTCACTACATGGAGATTGATGACCTGTCTGCCGGACGGATGGTTGAAGGAATCATGCATTCGCTGGAATACTGCGGACCGCCACAGAGTGGCAACCCGCCACAGAGGCAGCCTGGATCCATCTTCCAGCACGCCGCCGCGCGGGGATACACACCCATCCTGAATGACGCCAAGGATTTGGAGCAGGCAGTATTTATGGCATTGGGCGCAGCGAGCGTTTGCTGGGATGCGGCGCCCACAGGGTTGTTCGATTCCACTCGCGCCAAAGACATTGGTGAGGAGCTTCTGCAATTCATCGAAGAGCGGTATGAGGTTCGACAGAAAGTAGAAGAAAAGTAGTAACCTTTCGGGCAACGAATCGTTATACGGGGTGAGGGCTCCCAACTCTCGTGGAGGAAACCATGAAAACAATGGCTGCTGCAATGGTTGCGGCAATCATCACCCTGACAATGATGACTGGCAATGCATACGCCAAGGGCAATAAGGTGCATTGCTTGGTGAGCGACAATGGAAAGGGGGAACTGTCTGCACTGTTTGCTATTGAGACACCTAAGCCTATCGTTAAGGCTGGGTGGAAGTACAACTGCAAGAAGTGACCCAACAGAAAGTTGAGAGATGACCGCGTTGTTGGACATGGCCATCAAGGCAGTCCGGTTCCCATTCGGTTGGGGTCCTGGCGATGTCTGTTGTGGCAAGACATGCGGCAGACCTTACCCATTCTGCCCGACGAATGGTAACTGTGACTGAGGATGCGGCAGAGGCAGCCCGGATGAACGGTCTTCATGAGCGTTTGTCCGGGCGGCCACGCCGCACACTCACCGAGGAAGATGTACAAAGGATTATGTTCGCCTGGTATGAGGGCGGGGGCGGTGGAGAAACTCTGCATTCTTTTCTGGGTTGGTCACATTGGGAGTTGCGCAAATACCAACTCTATGGAGCTCTTCCGGAATGACCCCGCGCGGTAGACTATTCGGGTGGCCGCTACCGTATTCACCCCATACTCCTCCGCCAAGCCATACTTCCAGGGCACGGCTCCTGCTGGCGTGGCACCTCTTGATGTGGAGCGTCTGCAAAGCTACACGCTCTATGATGAATTCTATTGGTTGCATCCTGGTGCGTATAAGCTCGTTGAGCGTGGCACTGATCAAGATCCTGTGTACATTCCCACCGCGCGGGGATTCATAGAATCAATCAATAGATTCTTGGCAGTGGACTTTAGATATACATTGACCGCTAGGCGTGGTACTACTAGTCAACAAGATGCTTTGCGCCTGCTTATTGACCCGCTATTCAAGCGCGAGAATTTCTATACCAAGTTCAACAACCAGAGGCGCCATGGACTTATTCGCGGCGACTCTATTTGGCACATCACTGCGGATGACACTAAACCAGAGGGAACAAGGGTAAGCATTCATGAAGTCCACCCCGGAAGCTATTTCCCAATCACGGACATTGCGGACCCCAATCGTGTGGTTGGGTGCCATCTTATTGACGATTACCCTGATCCGGATGATCCGACGAAATTCGTTGTTCGCCGGCAGACCTACAGACGCGATACCACGAACCCAGCAGCCCCCAACGTATCCTCTGAATTGACTCTGTGGAGTCCTGGCAAGTGGGATGACCGATTCCTCACAGAGAAGGATTTGGAGCAGCGCGGAGTCCTCAAGCCGTTGACGGTACTGCCACCTGCAGTGACGCAAATCCCTGTATACCATATCCGCAATACATTCGATGACGCCAATGGCTTTGGGGCCAGCGAGCTGCGCGGTATCGAGTCCGTACTCGCAGCCACACAGCAAGGCACCACAGACCAGGCATTAACAGTGGCGCTAGGTGGGCTTGGTATTTGGGTGACCGATAGCGGCCCGCCGCGCGATGCCGATGGCAATATTACCGCTTGGCAAATGTCGCCGGCAAAGGTCACCGAGATTGCTGCCGATGCAAATCTTGACAGGAAAGGGCAGTTGGGAAGTGTGTCACCCAGCGTGGACCACTTGAACTTCCTGATCAACAATACGCAGCAGGGAATTGGCATTCCTGACATCGCAGCCGGCAGAGTGGACGTAGCGGTAGCAGAGAGTGGCATATCATTGATGCTGCAGCTTGCACCCATTCTCAAGAAGAATGAGGAGAAAGAGCAGGCCATGCTCGGCACATATGATCAGATGTTCTTTGATTTGATCACCATGTGGCTTGTGAGCTATGAAGGATACTCGGCGAGCGATGCACTAGCCGTGGAAATGCTCTCAGTTGTTGGAGAGCCTTTGCCAATCAACAGGGCAACGACCATCCAAGAAATTTTGGACCTGGCAACTAGCGTACCACCATTGATTACCATTCAGATGGCACAGGACAGACTCGCAGAGTTGGGTTATGTATTCCCTGCCGGCGCGGCACAGGCGGTGCTTGAGCAGGCAGCAACAATGGCGGCCAACTCTGATCCATTTGCAGCACGAACGGGACAGGAGCTGGGGAATGACCAATCCAACACCGGTAATGGGTCCGGAAGCGTCAACGGAAAGCCTGCCACCGCCAGTATTGGTGGGTGAGGAAGTGCCGGTTACAGTGGAGCAAGAACAGGCAATTCAGGATGACGCTGTGGCCGGCCAACAAGAGGCCCCGACGCTGGTCCCTGTGATACAGGACAACCCATTCTTTTTGCCTCCCGAGGTATCGCCGCCTGATGGCCCAATTGGAGTTGCAAGCGTGGACCCTGTTCCAGATCCGATTCCAGATCCAGACCCTGGCGACCCAGCGCGGCCACAGCCCATTGACGATGCCATCATTACCGTCCGGCCAGTGGACGTATTGATTGAGGACAAGCCAGCAATTCAATTGGACGACAACTTTCTGAAAATTGATCCTGAGCCGACACCATAAAAAGGAGAGTGGAATGATTGTCCTGGGATTGATCCTGCTAGTCATCGGTTATGTGGTGGGGATTGGCATCCTGTCTACATTGGGATGGATCTTGCTTTTGGTGGGCCTCATCCTATTGCTGCTAGGTGGTGTTGGCCGGCCAATCGGCGGCAGGAGGTATTGGTACTGATGTCTTCCATCAAAGGCGTAAAGACTGGCGGCAAGGGAAGCAAAGGTGGCAACGCAGAAACGTTGCGCAAGTATTGGTCCACAGGGCCGGGTGGCGCCAAGATACGCTGGGGCACTCCTGGCGACTGGACGCGATGTGAACGCCAATTACGGAAGTATTTGGGGCCTCGTGCAAAGGGTTATTGCCAGAAGATGCACAAGCGGAACACGGGCGTTTATACTGGTTCTAAGCTCAACCCCGGTAGGAAGAGGCGCTGAAGGGCTGTTAGGGCCTGACAGAGGCTCTGAGAGCCCGCACGAGGGCTGCTAGAGGCTGCCCAGAGGGAGATGTGCGGTGATTCCCCCGAAATTGGCCAATGTCATCATTGTTGTGGTGACAGTTATCTGGGCAGCTAACTTCATCCTACAGTTTGTGGTGCAGGATTACAAGCCTGACATTACCTTGAATGGTGTCTTTATGGCCATAGTTGGCGGTGCGCTAGCTCTGTCCCGAAAGAAGCCTGGTAATGGAGGGAATGGTGGTCATGACACAACATGATATCTATCTGTTCATGATATCATCCTTTACGGGATTGGTGGTGGGATATGTGATGGGAAGAGTTGCTTCATCCAAACATGTTGGTGGTTCTGGCGGGACTGGCGGAACGGGCGGTCCAGGCGGAACTGGTGGCGATCCTGGTGGCGGACCAGGAGGTCCTGGTGGAGTTGGTGGAGTAGGTGGTGAAGGTGCATCTGCGAGGCAGCTGTGGGACCACCTTCCAACAATCATTGGTGTGATACTACTCATATTGTCGGTGGCCTCTATCGCTATGTGGAGTAAGACAACATCATGCCAGACAGAACAAAACAATGAGTTGCGTCAATCGCTAGCCGCGCGAGCTGCGGTATCCAAAGGACAGAACGCGGCAATGCGCAAGTTGATCCAGACCTCTGCCGACCCAAAGGCAACGCCAGAAGTCAAGAAGGATGCTGTCAGTGATTACTTGGATGCGTTGGATGATCTGGATAGGGCACAGCAAGACAATCCACTGAATGCTGAGTCATGCTAGTGAGTCCTTCCAATCATATGCCGATATGGAGAAGCCAGAATCGCATTCGCACTCAGTGGCTGGGCTTGATGTGCCTTGTGAACATTTTATTTGCATTGTTCACTTACTTTGGACGCAGTGATGAGGCATATCAGATCTTGATCAAGCATACGGTGCCTGATTGGTTATGGCCATTGCTATTGCTTGTAACCACCGCTGCCATTATTGTTGGATGGTCAATTGCCGGCGGGCTGGCTGGCTTCATGCTATGGGGCGCACAGGACTACGCCATTATCGTGACCATTGAAAGGGGAACAGGACTATCATCGGCTGGGTGGATCCTGCCGGCGTTAATGGTTGGGGTACACGCCTTGATATTCTGGGAGGTCGGTACCGGCTTGGATGAGCATACGGAACGACGATATCGGGGAATGAGTTGATATGGGATACATGACAGAAGGGGATGTGGTAATGGGAGGAAAACCTAGCAAGGGCACCAAGAAGGACAAGCGATTGACTGCAACCAAGAGAAAGAAGCGCAAGCCAAGAAAGAACAAGGCCATCCAGAAGTACACGTTTGGAAGTCGGTACTGATGTCCAATGATGGTCCGTATACCAGGGATGAATTGGGACAATTTGCCCCTAGTGGTACTGACGCACAAAAGAAAGCACAGACCACCGCGCGGGCCAAGAAGATTCAAAAGCTGCACCAGCTTCAGGCGCTATTGGCATCTGCGCAAGCCGCTGGAGTTGATGCAGGCGCGCAGGGTCTGATCAAGTCGCAGATTGCATCTTTGGTCAAATCCGCCAATCGACCAGCGACCGCTCGCGCAGGAGTTGGGGCAAAGGTTGCATCTAGGGTCAGTACTCCAGCGGCCAAGAAGCCAAAGAAAGCCAAAAAGGCAAAGCACAAGAAGTCCAAGAAAGGTACGGCCGGCAAGAAAGTGAAGAAGTGATGCATGAGAATGCCATCTGAAACTGCAGCATTGTTGTGCGAGTGGGCCCGTATGAATCTCGATGAGGAGATCTGCGGGTTCATTATGCATGACTGGAGCGCCATGCCAGTCCATAATGTGGCTCGCGACAAGAGTTGCAATTTCGAGATGGATGAAGAACAATTGGTGGAATTGCTGCTGCGGTATCCGGCAAAGTCACTTGTCGGTGTGTACCATAGCCACCCGCGCGGGAATCCCCACCCAAGCGATGCTGACGAGACATTTGCATACCCATATTACCGATACTTCATAGTGACGTTTGATGCTATTTACGAGTGGAGGTTCACCAATGGCGGCCCCATTAGCATCGGGCGAGACGGATCAACCCGACCCGCAGATATGGCTACTCCGATATATCAGATTACAGAAGAAATACGATGTGCAAATAGACGAGATGTTGCGAGAGGCATCTGATGATGCGGTTGCACAAGTAGATGCGATCCTGGCACATACGGGCTCTTCCACATTGCGGGCCGCACAACTGCAGAGTGCCGCTGTGGCAATCCAGAATACATTGGGGCAGCTATGGCGTCTATTGGGAGACACAATCAAGGCTGGCCAGGCGGAAGCCAAAGCGGTAGCGCTAGCCACGAGCTTTGATTGGGATACCCCGCTGTTGAGACTTGCATTTCCTCGTCGTGAACTTAAGGTGATGCGCTCCACACTTATGGAAACTAGTAAGGTGGATGTTGAGGCTGCGATAGCGCGCGTATACCATTCGCGTGTACCACTGGCTACATCGGTGTACAAGACACGCGCGCTAGCTGATGGATGGGTGGAGCGTCGCGTCAATAGCGGCCTAGCGCGTGGACTGACCGTGGCTGAGCTGAAGAAAGAGGTGCAGGGATTCATCAAGCCTGAAGTCAAGGGTGGGGCCTCTTACGCGGCTAAGCGGCTGGCACGTACAGAGATCAACAACGCTTACCATGCTGTAACCATTGTGCATAATGAGGACAAGCCCTGGAATACCGGGATGATATGGCGCTTGTCTGGATCGCACCCACGCGAAGACATATGCGATCTCTATGCAAGCAAGAGCCCGTGGGCGATGGGTACGGTTCCTGGCAAGGCCCACCCGCAATGCTTGTGCACCACTTTCCCGGAAGTCCAGTCTGAGGATGATTTCTGGGATTCATTCAAGAGTGGCGAATATGATGAGTACATCGACAAGACTTATGATGAACCGACTCCCAAGTCTATGGCGTAATTCTGGCGCCGGCAGAGTCCCTGTCCAGTCATGTCCAGGGTAAGTTGGCGCCGGAACGACCGTGAGGGGTAGGATTGTCTGGATCAAGGCAAACCCGAAAGGATACCCCCGATGAACCAGAGGTTCACGAATGCTCGCATGATGCGGGTATTGGGTACATTACCTGATGGAAACCATATCTACCCAATCTTTGGTGCGGAAGATCCGCCCGGTGATGGTGGTAATGGTGGCAATTCTGGATCATCCGGAACAAATGCAGATCCTCCCAAGGACGGTGATGGCGGCAACGCCAATGCCGGCGGTGACGGGAACAAGAATGGTGAGGGTGGAGATCCGCCTAAGCCTGATACTGTTTCCAAAGAGGAATATGACACCGCAGTTCGGCGTGCGAATGCCGCCGACAAGTCAAAGAGCGAATTGCAAAAGAAGCTGGATGACCTGGACAAGGCCAAACTGGGCGAGAAGGAACGCGCAGAGAAGGAACGCGATGATGAAAAGAAAGCCCATGAGGCTACCGCAGCAGCGCTACGGCAGACCAGGCTGGAAAACAAATTCCTCGCATCCAACAAGTACAACTGGCATGATCCGGAGACAGCGCTTGCACTCGTTGACTTGACCGATGTCGAGATTGACGAGGATGGAAAGGTAAAGGGTCTGGAAGCGGCTATGAAGAAGCTTGCAGAGGCCAAACCTTTCCTGGTAAAGTCGGGTGATGATCCTCCAAAGAATGGTGCTAGTGGTGGCACTCCCAAGCCTCCAGGTGGAGGCGACAAGGGCAGTGCAGCCAGGGCTGCTTTGGAGAAGAAATACCCCTCATTGCTGCGTGGCCGGATTACGAACGCAGGCGTATAGCCTGCACTGGCTGAGAGGGCAAGATGGCGAGATACGATAAGTATGAGCCCTATGCGGGTGGTTTCCGTGCAGCGCTCGCAGTAGACTGGCTTGCTGCCGATGTGAACAAAGTCATCGGGGTTGGCCTTAACACGAGTGGAGCGGTTGTCAAGGGTGCCGGCAATACCGGTATTGTTGGCGTACTAGTTCTCACCAAGGCCCGCAAGGCCAAGGAGATCGTGGATGTCATGAAGAGTGGCGAAATTGTTGATTTCGACACATTCGGTCCTGTTGGTGCCGCCACCGCATTTGCTTCTGTGGCTGGCACGGCTTATGGTGCTGATGCAACAACCGGTGTTATCTCTGCCGGCGGTGCCATTCCTGTTGGGTTCACCATTGAGCGGACTCGACTAGATGTTTCGATTGGGGTGGCGGCATGAGTACTCTTGCTGAATACCATGAGGCTAGTGCCCATCCACTCGTTACGCCTGGCTTCATCCGCGTTCCATTGGCATTGGAAGCGGCTGAAGGCCATAAGCTCGTGGACCTGCGCGAGCTTGGACTGTTCCCTCTGCCGGCCGGCAGCGCAGGTGGCTACTCCACCGAGGCAGACGTCGTCACGCAGACAGCGGATGGGCGAGACCTCAATGCGATGTGGGATGAATTCCAAGCGACGCTAGAAGTCTGGAACCAGGCACGCAGTGCGTTGGTTGCATTGTTCACCTTCCCTGTGGCGAGCCTGATTGAGGATGTTCCTCAGGTAGGCGAGAGCACGTTTGAGGAAGCGTCTGAGTTCGGTGTTCCTAAGTCTGTTCGCCCTGAGCTGGCATTCTTCTCTCTGGGCTATGACTTCAAGGACTATGACCTTGCAACCCGTTACACCTGGAAGTTTCTCAGGGATGCGGATGCGCGGCAGGTTGAAGCCATTCACCAGCAGGCACTGAATGCAGACAATCGACTTGTATTCCGCAAGATCATGGAAGCCCTGTTCGATTCTGCGAACCGTACTGCGGAAATTCGCAAGCAGAATGTCACCGTGTATGCATTGTACAATGCGGATGGAACAGTTCCGCCGGCATACAAGGGTGCTACGTTCACTGGTGCGCACACGCATTACATGTCCTCTGGCGCTGTGCTTATTGACAGCGATGATGTCGAGGACATGTATGACAATATCGCAGAGCATGGGTATGGTATCGAGAATGGTACTCAGTTCGTTGCAATGATGCCAAAGGCTCTCATCCGTGAGGTCAGGAAGTGGCGGTTTGGCGTTGAGAACAACAACGGCGCCATTGCCAACTATGACTTCATTCCTGCGGCCAACCAGCCTGCGCTGATTGTCCCGAATGAGGCCGGGCTACTGGGTGCGCAACCGCCCAGTAGCTGGAATGGACTTCCGGTTATCGGTTCGTATGCAGGAATCCTCATTGTGGAGGAATCCTACATTCCTGATAACTACATTCTCATGCTGGCCACTGGCGGTGCGGGCGACCTACAGAACCCTGTGGGATTCCGCGAGCACGCCAATACGGCTTATCGGGGCCTACGGCTCTTGCCGGGTAACCAGCAGCGGTATCCGCTCGTGGATGGGTTCTACGCGCGCGGATTCGGCACAGGGATCAGGCAGCGCGCAGGCGCAGCAATCATGCAGGTCACCGCTGGCGCGTACGCCACGCCTACGGCATACACCGCCGGGGGCGGATTCGCGTGAGTCGGCAGGTTCAGCTTGGTAAGTCATCATATTCTGAGGATGAGATTGCCTACATGGAATCACGTTCCAGTCGGTATGGCTCTGAGCTGGCACGGGTTAGGGGCAATGGAACGAATCCGCCTATTCGTGAAGTTGCTCCTGATCCGACACCTGATTCGGAGTCTACCACCGGCCCGGATTCCGAACCGATTGACGACGATTACGATGAGATGAGCGTTGCCGAATTGCGTGCTGAGTTGAAGGACTTTGGTCTTTCATCCAGTGGCAATAAGGCAGAGCTCATCAATCGTCTGCGTGAGGCTGTGGAAGCGTAGTTGCCTTCCGTGCGATGGCGGGTTGTTCTGTCGGGGTGCGGCCCGCCATCGCATTCCAGTAGATATGGAGTCTGACTGATGGCCACAGCAATCAATTTAGGCTGGATTGCCCCGCAAATGAATATCCAGTTGGACACGGAGTCTGACTGGTTCACCGAATTGATTAAAGATGACGGTGACTATCCGGATGGCACCGAGATTTACATTCGCTACATCATCCCCAATGAACCTCCTGTTCGTTGGGATGCTGTCATTTCGGGCAATGTGGCCACCATGTACAAGACCTTCACTGAAGTCGCTGATTTAGTGGCGATGGAGCCGGAATCAGCAAAGCTATTCCATTTGCTAAATGGAGTCAAGACCGGTTGGTATAAGGGTGGGACTCATGACAACACCTGATATCAATTTGCCGGGATCGGTTCATGTTCGCACGCCAGTCTCTCGCATCACTGCTCCTGCGCCAACATCCACGGTTCACATCGTGCCCACTGCCGGCCCGCGCGGGTTGCCGGGGGCAGATGGTGCGGCTACCGATATTGGTGTTGTAGCTGAAATGATTCAGGAGCATGTTGTCGACCCAGAGCCACATCCAGCATATGATGACATTCCAAGTTTAGTGCTGCTATTCGAGAATAGATTGGTGTAATCATGTCTCTAGCCACAGTTGTTTCCGATCTAGCGACACGGGTCGGGACTGAAGCCAAATCACTGCGTTCTCTTATCAATGGCAATGCTGCTGATCTGTCGGCATTGACTACCACCGATAAGACCAACCTGGTCGCTGCAATCAATGAACTTGAGGATGCTGTTTCGGCGGCATCTGGAATTGATGATGGCACCACTGGCCTAACCACTACGTGGTCCAGCACAAAGATTGCATCCGAGATTGATGATGGCACTGCCGCATTGATTGATGATGTAACGCCAAGTGCCGCAACCGTCTATTCATCGACCAAGACGGATGTTCAGATTGCCGCCGCAACCGCCGCATTGGTGGATGGTTCTCCCGGAGCATTGGACACCCTGAACGAATTGGCCGCCGCTCTTGCGGATGATGCCGCATTCTCCGCCACCATCGCTACCGCTCTTGGCAATAGGGTGCGAACCGATACTGCCGCACAGGGACTCAATGGCACGCAGATGACAAATGCGCGCACCAATATTGACGCGGCATCGGCAACTAACGTGGGCAACACTGCTACTAACTTTGTCACCGTGTTTGAGGCAGCGCTGGTCTAATGACACTCGCCAGTGTGATCTCTGATCTGGCGACTCGGTTAGGCGTTGAATTCAAAGCTATTCGCGCTGAGGCTGTGACCGCCTTATCCGGCAAAGCCAATACGTCGCACAACCATGCAGCGGCAGATACAAACTCTGGCGCATTCGCGCTCGCGCGGATACCCACTGGAACATCTAGCTCCACAGTTTCACTAGGTGACCATAACCATTCAGGAACATATGATGGCGCAGGCGCGGCATCAACGGCTGTATCCACGCACGAGGGCTTGACTGACCCGCACCCAGGTTACCTGACCCCCGCTGAAGGAAATGCCGCCTACGATGCCTCTGGGGCCGCGACAACGGCCGTATCGGCGCACGCTGCGGCCGGTGATCCGCATCCCGGATACCTAACGCCGGCAGAGGGCAATGCTGCATATGATGCAATAGGCGCGGCTACGGCATCCACAGCCGCACACGTAGCTGCGGGAGATCCACATCCGGGGTATCTGACTCCATCTGAAGGCAATGCCGCATACCAACCAATTGACCCAACATTAACCGCATTCGGTGCATTAACGATTGCGGCTAATAAGCTGCCGTATGGATCTGGGTCTGACGCATTCTCTCTGGCCGATCTCACGGCAGCCGGTAGAGCGCTATTGGATGATGCCGATGCAGCTGCGCAATTGACTACGCTTGGCGTGTCGGCATTTGTGCAGACATTGCTAGATGATGCTGCCGCAACCAACTTCCTGACAACACTTGGCGTTTCGACATATGTCAAGACCCTGCTTGATGATACGGATGCATCGACAGCATTATCAACATTGGGGCTGTCGACATTCGTCAAAACGCTTATGGATGATGCGGATGCCTCCACATTCCTTAGCACTCTTGGCATAACGACATTCATAAAGACTCTGCTAGATGATGCGGATGCAGCCACCGCTCTTGCAACTCTTGGCGCTGTAAGTGCGGCAAGCCCGACATTCACTGGAACGGTAACCGCGCCGCGAATCATCAAACCGCCGCAAGCTCTGTCGAGTGGCACAGCAAACCTTACCATTGATGCATCTACTGGCGATAATCAGAAGGTTACCGCCACTGGCAACCCCACTCTTTTGGCGCCAACAAATGGTGTTGACGGGCAAGTTCTTGTCATAGAGGTTTTGGCATCTGGTGGTGCCAGAACCGTATTTCTGAATGCCGCAATACTTCTGACCTCTGGGCAAGCGGCATCTTATGTTGTGTCATCAGGCAAGATAGCGACAATTATTCTCAAGTATTCGGCATTGGCTGGCAGTGTTTGGTTCTGCACGTCGATGACACAGATTCTCTAGGAAAGGTTGAATGAAATGGCACCGTCAATGTTCACAAGGACTCCAGAGGCATTTGCTTTTGTGCAGTACTCTGGAACTATTAGCGAACTAAGAGATTCCATATACAATGATGTTACGGGGTTTACCCCGTTTGAGCCGCCAGAACCTGTAGCATGACCATTCGCCGATATCTATCTGATGACAGGGCTCCTTGGACGCCGACGCCAAAGGGTACTTATACGGGTGGCACCACAGGATTTGTTTGTA